ATGGTGAAGATGCACCAGCAGGATATGAAGGACCTGAAGGTGGTGTTGAAGGTGATATGAGTGATGAAGAAATTGAAGCGTCATTTGCTAAAATGATGGGTGGAGATGAAGAAGAACCAGAAGCAGGTGAAATTGAAACCTCTAATGTTTCTGCAGGTGGTATGTCTGATGAAGACTACGAAGCATTCATGCAATATACAGATTTAGAAAATCGTTTATCTAAAGTAAAAAGCGACATACTAAAAGCAAAACGCTCTAGACCATCTATAGGAGATATTTCAGATACACCGTCTAATGAATTGCAAAATTTACGTGATCTTAAAGCTAGATTACAAACTAAAATGGATGGTTTATTAGCAGGTAATGAATATTTACAAAAGCGTCAATCTAAAATGGCTAAAAAAGATGAGCCTGAAGAATTAAGCGAATGGACTAAAAATAGAATGCAGTTTTACGCAGGAATTATAAAATAAAAACATGAAAAAATTAGTTTTACCTTTAGTTATTATTGTTTTATTATTTTGGGTCCTTAATGATAAATGTAATAATAGTAATAATAACAGTAAATTAACAAAAGAATTTAAACATAAACAAGATAGTTTAGATCATGTTATTGATTCTTTAAAATTTGATATAGTAAAAAAAGATTCTACAATTTATGAACTATATAAAAAAGATCTTGAATTAAATTATTTATTAATGCATCAAGAAGAAAAAATTAAATATATTACCAAATATGTTGATTCTTCAAAAGATAAAATTGATAAATATTCGGCTCCCGAACTAGTATCTTCACTTAACCAACGCTATCCAAAAGATACTACAAACAATCCATTATTAATAGCAAAACCGGTATTACAAGCTTCGGCTAAAGATTTAGCTGAATTAGATGGTGCTAGAGAAACAATAATAGTAAAAGATAGTATTATTAGTTTAACTCAAGAAAAAGTAGTTATTAGAGATAGTGTTATAACTGAATTTGAAAATAAAGAAGTTAATTATAAAATAGCAGACTCTATAAAGACTACTCAAATTGGAGATTGGAAGGTTCAATATAAAGTAGTTCAAACAGAAAATAAAAAATTGAAATTTCAAAAGCAATTTTCTAAATTAATGGGCAGTATTATTGCTGCTGTATTAGCATTTTTATATATATCTAAATAGTTCTACCTTAGGAACACCTCCGTTTAGCATTCTTAGACCGATGCGAAAACAATAAGCCTGACCCGTAAGTCAGGCTTTTTTTATATATTTATATATATGAGTCAAGCTAATATTAAAGAAATAATAAAGCAGGAATACATTAAATGCGCCACGGATCCTGTTCATTTTTTCCGCAAATACTGTTACATTACACACCCTATTAAAGGGAGAGTATTATTTCATCTATACCCATTCCAGGAAGAGGTATTAAATGAGTTTAGAAATAATCGTTTTAGTATTATTAATAAATCAAGACAGTTAGGTATATCAACACTATCTGCAGGGTATTCATTGTGGACAATGCTATTTAACAAAGATAAAACAGTACTTTGTATAGCAACTAAGCAAGAAACCGCTAAAGGAATGGTTGAAAAAGTACAGTTTATGTACAATAATCTACCTAGTTGGTTAAAAGGTAATCAAAAACCAGTATCAGATAATAAATTATCACTTAAATTAGCTAATAATTCTCAAATTGTAGCTACATCAGCGGCATCAGATGCCGGTCGATCTTACGCAGTATCTTTATTATTAATAGATGAGGCTGCGTTTATTGAAGGTATTGATAAAATATATACAAGTATCAAACCTACAATTGCTACTGGTGGAGGTATTATAGCATTATCATCACCAAATGGAGTTGGTAACTGGTTTCATAGAATGTATACTGAGGCTGAAATAAATAAAAATGATTTCAAAGCAATTAAATTAAAATGGAATTTACACCCCGATAGAGATGAAGCTTGGGAGCAAAGAGAAAGAACAAATATGTCACCTCGTGAATTTGCTCAAGAGTATGACTGTGACTTTTTAGGCTCCGGAAATTCAGTAGTTGAACCCGATTTATTATCATTTTATGAAGAAACATTTATACAAGATCCTATCGAGCGCCGCTTTATGGGTGGTGACTTTTGGGTTTGGCAGTATCCTGATTACAGTAAGCAGTATATTGTATGCGCTGATGTGGCTCGCGGTGACAGTAGTGACTATTCTGCGTTCCATATCATTGATGCAACAACGTGTGAGCAGGTGGCTGAATACAAATCCCAAATTGACACCCGCACTTTTGGAAATATGCTTGTCTCTGTTGCTACTGAGTATAATAATGCTTTACTGGTGGTCGAAAATGCAAATATCGGATGGGATGTAATTAATACAATTATAGAAAAAGGATATCAAAAGTTATATTATTCACCTCGTGCTTATGGTGAAATGCATATAGATAAGTGGATGGATAAAATGGAAAAGGAACAAACAGTTCCCGGTTTTACTACATCATCTAAAACAAGACCTCTTGTTGTAGCAAAAATGGAGTCGTATATTCGTGAAAAGGCTTTTACTTTTCGTTCTAAACGTTTATTAGAAGAATTACGTGTGTTTATTTGGCAACATGGTAAAGCTCAAGCACAAAATGGATATAATGACGACTTAGTAATGTCACTAGGAATAGGATTATTTGTAAGAGATACAGCAATGAAATTCTATGAACAAGGAATGGATATAAATCGAGCAATGGTATCTAATATTACTAGAACAAGCTATGAGATGGGTCCATTACTACCTAGCGGCCAATCAAACCCATATACAATGAATGACGGCCGCGGGGGGTTTGAAGATGCATCATGGATATTAGGATAACAAATATTTATACATATAAAACAATATAATGGCAGATAACCAACCAGGTTTATTTAATAGATTAACACGCTTATTTAGTACTGATGTAATCATACGAAATGTAGGCGGTACTCAATTAAAGGTAATAGATGTAGATAAAATCCAATCTTTTGGTAACGTAAAAACTAATGCACTTATAGATAGGTTTACTAAACTTCATCGTTATGGCGCTAATATGCCATATAACCCAACGATGAACTACCAAACCCTTCGTATTCAACTATATACTGACTATGAAGCAATGGATACTGATTCTATTATTGCTTCTACCCTAGATATTATCTCAGATGAATCTACTCTTAAAAATGAAATGGGGGAAGTATTACAAATTAGAAGTGCAGATGAAAATATTCAAAGAATATTATATAATTTATTTTATGATATTTTAAATATTGAATTTAATTTATGGTTATGGATTAGAAATATGTGTAAATATGGTGATTTTTATTTACATATAGAGGTTGCTGAACAATTTGGTATTTACAATGTAACACCATTATCAGTATATGATATGGTTCGTGAAGAAGGACAAAATCCTGAAAATCCATCTTATGTATGCTTTAGGATTGATCCAATGGTAATTGCGGCCGGTGGTATTAGTTCACGTGTTAAAGATAGAGATGGTAAAATTAAATTTGAAAACTACGAAATAGCTCATTTTAGACTATTAACAGATGCTAACTATTTGCCTTATGGTAGATCATATATTGAACCTGCTCGTAAGACTTATAAGCAATATGTGTTAATGAAAGATGCGATGTTATTACATCGTATTACTCGTGCTCCCGAAAAACGTATATTCACTATAAATGTTGGTAATATACCCCCACATGAAGTAGATGCATACATGCAGAAGATAATACAGAAGATGAAAAAAACTCCTTACATGGATCATCAAACTGGTGATTATAATCTGCGTTATAATTTACAAAATATGATGGAAGATTTTTATCTTCCAACTCGTGGAAATGATACAGCAACTAAAATTGATACTCTTAAAGGATTAGAGTATGGTGGAATTGAAGACGTAGTATTTTTACGTGATGAAATGTTAGCTGCTCTTAAAATACCAAAAGCATATTTTGGATTTGAAAAAGATCTACAAGGTAAAGCTACATTAGCTGCTGAAGATATTAGATTTGCTCGTACAGTTGAACGTATTCAACGTGTTGCTTTATCTGAATTGTATAAAATGGCATTAGTACATTTATATGTTCAAGGATATGAAGGTGAATCATTAGCTAATTTTGAATTATCATTAACAGTTCCATCAATTATATATGAACAAGAAAAGGTAGCATTATGGAAAGAAAAAGTTGACCTAGCTAAATCAATTCAAGATACTAATCTATTACCTTCAGATTGGATTTACGATAATGTATTCCAATTTAGTGAAGATGAATTTGATGAATATCGTGATTTAGTACTTGAAGATAAGAAACGAGTATTTAGAATGGCTCAGATTGAAAATGAAGGTAATGATCCAGCCAAAACTGGTAGATCATTCGGTACACCTCACGATCTAGCTTCATTATATGGTAAAGGTAGAGCGGGAATGAATGTTGATGGTCCTGTACCTCCTGGATATGATGAAAAACGTCCTATTGGTCGTCCTCAAGAAAAAGCATCAATGATCAACACACAAGATGATCCATTAGGTAAAGATAGATTGGGTAGAAGAGATAATAATACACTATATACTGCTAATATACCTAGTGAAGATGGTACACCAAAAGGTGGATCACCAGTTGGATTATCGGAATTAAATAAACATAAGGGATTATTTGAAGGAATGAATATAGCTCGCAAAAAGTTAGTATTCGAAACAGAACAGGAATCTAGCCTACTAGATGAAAAAAACATTAGAAATATACAATAAATGCATATTTATCGGTAGTGCATACTTTCTATTATGAAAATAAAACATTCGAAGTTTAAAAATTCAGGCATATTATTCGAACTATTGGTTCGCCAAATAGCATCTGATACAGTGTCTAATAAAGATTCTGCAGCTATAGGAATTGTTAGAAAATATTTTAACAAATCTGAATTAGCTAAAGAATATAAATTATATCAAGCATTAATTACACCTAAATCTCTTAGTGAAGCTAAAGCTGAAACGTTTATTAATTCAACGTTAGAGGCTTCTTTGCGTTTGAATAAAACATCTTTACGTAAAGAGAAATACAATATCATTAAAGAAATTCGTGATCATTATGATATTGAGGAATTTTTTAAAGCTAAAATCAGCCATTATAAAGAATATGCTGCTGTTTATAATCTAATAGAAGCACACAATTCATTAGAATTTACAGAACCACAACATATTATTGATAATAAAGTAACTTTACTTGAACATATTACACGTAAAGAAATCAATAAAGAAAATGTTAGAGATCGTGTAATGGAAGAATTTACTAATATGGATACTGGATCTCGCATATTAGCATATCGTATGTTGTTGGAGAAATTTAATAGTAAATATGCTACCTTATCAGATCGTCAAAAATTAATATTGAAAGAATTTATCAATAATATTAGTAATACAACTAAATTACGTGATTTTGTTAATAAAAACTTTACCACTATTATTAACGAAATTACTAAAATTATACCTACAGTATCTGATAAAACAACCCAGATTAAATTAACTGAGGTAATTACATTATTACATCCATTAGATAAAACACAAAATGTAAAAGATGAAAATATTATTTCACTTTTACAATATTATCAATTAATTGACGAATTAAAAACTGTTAAATAATGGATTTAACTCAAGATATATTAAATGGATTTGAAGATGTTGTTAAGGATGAACTAAAAAAAATTCATCAACAACAAAATGAAGCAATTTTAAGTACAGCAGCTTTAGCTCTAGCAGTACCGGGAATTGCTAAAGCTATTATAAGACTTATAGAAGGATTTAAAAAGAAATATAATTTTTCATTAAGCAAAAACTCAGACTCAAAGTCTTGGTTAAAGATAATAGAAGAAATAGCAGATAAAATAGATAATAAACTTAATACTCCTTTTAATATTATTTTAAAACCTTTTATACAAGATGAAGTAAATAGGAAAAAAATAGCCGGAATATTAAAGGGTATATTTTTACTTGCATTATCTGTAGGAAGTGATTTAAGTACAGCTCCTACATTATATGCAAAAATACAAACTCTTTTACAGGGTACAGGTATAGACGTTACTCAAAATGTTGTTGCTACTAATGCTGAAAAAATAGGAGAACTTTTAAAAAAAGCTATAAATTATATTTCTTTAAAAGAACAAGTAAAATCCCTAATACGCAAACAGCTAGAAGAAATGTCTACAGCAGCGGGTGTTGGGGGGTATTCAACACCATTTGCTTTTGCTCCAAACCCAAATAAAGCCCCTAAAAACGCCGCTACTAAACAAGCTCAAAGATCAGGATGGAAATTAGCAGATGGAATGCCTAAAAATTCCAAAGTGCTTGATTATAAAGAATTATGGAAAGGTAAAAAATCTGCTATGAACGAAAACATGTCTGCAGAAGATGCTTTAAAACAAATAAAACCTTTATTAGCACATACAATTAAACATGATAAATTATCTGGATCTTTTGAAGAATTATTAGCTAAGGTTAAAGCAGGGGATGATAAAATTTTAGATAAAATGTGGGATTTAACTGGAAGTGCAATTGATAGATATGCTATTAATGTGTTATCAAAACCAAAAACTATGAACGAGTCACTAATAGATATTATTGAAAAAGAATTACTTAACGAAGTAACATATTCTAAATTTAAAAATGATGTTAAATTTCGTACTAAAAACGAACAATTACATAAAGCAATTCGTGAAGTAAAACGTAAATTATCTGAAATTGATCGTATTGTAGAATATACATCTCGCATGAAGCAAGAATTAAGTGAAGGTGAAGAAGGTGTAAAATACTGGAAAGCAACACAAAAGAATGTTGCTACTATTTCTGAAATGGTAAACCAACTTAATAATAAAATTAAAAATCTCCAGCAATAATGGCAAAGGGTAAAGGCGGTGGTGAAAGCTACAAAATATCATTCGGTAAACGTAAAAAAGGTAAGGCAAAAAAATCATATAACAAGCACGATAGAAAATCTCGTGTATATAGAGGACAAGGAAAATCATAATAACTATGAAAAGTATACAAAATCAGTACATTGACTTAATGGAAGGTAGAATGTCACAACATAACTTCATGAGAAGTTTACGTATGTCGTTACCTCAATATATTACCAATGTAACTTCATTTAAAGACTCAGTTAAAATCCTTAAAAATAAGGGTATATTAAGTGAAGCAGTGTATGCAAGTGAAGGAAAAATTAAAGAAGCTAAAGAAATAAAAGGTAGCAGTGGTAAAGAGCAATACTCTAAATTTAGTGAAGCTGAAAATGATAATCTTCAAGAATTGACAACAGGTATCAATATTGAACATGAATGTTTTCCTGAAAAAACATACGAAGAAATTGAAAAAATCGTATTAAAAAATATTAAGAAAAATCCTAACTATTATACTGATTTTAAATTAACTGGCATTAGAGATTACCTCCCACAAACAATGGATGCTTCTACACCAGAAAGTCATCAAATGAAGTTTGTTAAAGGTGAAGATAGCTATATTGATAAAGCTAGAGGAATGAAGCCGGTTAAAGGCGTTGAAAAAGTTAAAGCATCTTCTAATAAAGCACGTAAAGAAACTAATAAAATAGTTAAAGGTGTTGAAGAATTAACTCATTTTGCTCAAACAGTTCGTGGCTTACAAAAGTTTGCTGCTACTGGTGGTAAAATGAAAACTATTAAATCACTACAAGAAGCTAAACTAAATATAATAGGTGAACCAAATGCTGTTGTAAAAAAAGCTATGGATTATGTTGGTAGTCCTAACGCTAACCCAACATTGAAATCCTTATCTAATAAAATTGAATTTCAACAAAATCCAAATAACCCAAATGAGGCTATTTTAAGATATGATTATTGGGATATTTTACCTCAAGAAGCAGTTGAAAAATTAGCATTGCAATTTAATGTTGTATCGGATTCTGATGAAATGGATGATCAACTTCCAATTCATTATTATCGCTTAAAATTAAAACCATCTGCTAACAAAAATTTAGGTGCATCATTAGAAATGGGAGCAAGTAAAGCAGGTGAAATGGATGCTTTTAAAGAATCATTAGAAAAACTTGTGCGTGAAGTACTAGATGAAACCTTTGATGGTCGTGATAATTTAATTGATCCAATCGCTGCAGAAGAAAACGAATACTAATATGAATAAATCATTATTAATAGACCATACCCCATTTCAATCAGCTAAACTAACAATACTAGAAAATAAACAGTTAGGTGAAGGTAAATCTCTTGTTACTCTTGTAGGTAAACTACAAGAAGCTGAACAAAAAAATGGTAATGGTCGTGTATATCCTCGCGAAATTCTTGAAAGAGAAGTTAAAAGATATGTAGATGGACCTGTAAAAACACGTACTGCTTTAGGAGAACTTGATCATCCTGAAGCATCTGTTGTTAATTTATCAAATGCATCTCATGTTATTACTGAGGTTTGGTGGAAAGGAAACGATTTAATGGGTAAACTACAACTGTTACCTACACCCGCAGGTAATATTGCTAAAGCATTAGTAATATCAGGTATACCTTTAGGTATATCATCTCGTGGTATGGGTAGTGTTAAACAATTAGGCGAAACAGTAGAAGTACAAGATGATTTCGAATTATTATGTTGGGATCTAGTATCAGTACCTTCAACTCCAATGGCATATATGTCATTAGCTGAATCTAAACAACATAAATCCACAAAAGATTATAGTAAAGTAAATTCATTAATTACAGATATAATTTGCACAAATACCGGGGTGTGTCCTCTATGTTAATATTTATAGATAAACAATAAAAAAAATAAAATGGCTAAATTAGATAATTCATTCGACAATCTAGACAAAATCGTTAATAAAACACTAAAAAATCTTCGTGAAGGAATTGGTGATATTCCCGGAGAAGACCCAAACATTGTTGCTGATGAAAACTATGAAAAATTTCTATCCTCAGTTGAAAACGGACTTAGCTACGAGTTCAAATCTAACCCAGGGTTTAAGGAATTCTGTGATGGGAATTATGATTTGATTGATGAATATGCAAAAGAAGAATACAAAAGTAATATGGATGTTTACGAAGGAGGTGAAGCTGTTGATAGAGCGGTTGCTAATATTCTTCAAGCGTTTAAAGAAAGCGATAGTGAATACGATGATATGGAACAACGTGATGCTATGGAACGAGCATTCCAATCAGGTGAGTATAGCGCTTTAGAAGAAGGTAAGAAAAATAAAACAGCAATTAACGAAGTAAAAAGAATGCAGTTATTAGCTGGATTAGGTTCAAGTAATTAGCGGTTTTTAATATTTACATATATTTATGGGCATCCTACAATAGGTTGCCCATTCTTTATGCAACCTCGGGTATATTACAAACCCCACTATTAAGATTCCTAATAATCTTATTTCCATAATTAAATTTAAGGAGAAACAATTTATGTCAAACAAAGACCTATTTAAAGAGGCTATCGCCGACGCTAAAGCTGTCCGCGAAGCTGCGTTAGCAAACGCAAAAGTTGCTCTTGAAGAAGCTCTTGCTCCAAAACTCCAATCTATGTTATCTGCAAAGTTACAAGAGATGGAATATGAAGAAGAAGGCTTTACAACATCTCACGGTGATGATAGTGATGAAAATCTTGACTACAACATGGAAGGATTTGCAACATCTCACGGTGATGATAGCGATGAAAATCTTGATTTTAATCTTGAAGAAGATTTCGATTTATCTTCTATCTTAAAAGAACTAGAATTAGAAGAAAAAGAAATTAGCGAACCTTACACCGATGAAGAACCTCACATGGACATCAAAGGAACTGAAAGAGGTTGGGTAAAAGAAGCTAAAGATGATGAAGATGAGGAAGAAGAAGAAGTTGAAATAGAAGATGATGAGGATGAAGATGAAGATGAAATGAAAGGTGAAAACATCACAGACTTAACCATGGATGAACTTAAAGACATTATCAAAGACATCATTTCATCTGAAATGGGCGGCGACGAAGAAATGAACGCTGACATGGGAGATATGGGTGGTGAAGAAGAAATGTCAATGGATCTCGGCGGTAAAGAAGGTGATGACGAAGAAATCAATTTAGAAGAATTATTAGCTGAACTTGATGCTATGGGCGATCAAGACATGGAAGATGAAAGTATGTATGAAGCTAAAAAAGCTAAGAAAAAAGAAGACAAAGAAGATAAGGGAGAAATGAAAGAAGCAGTTAATACTATTAATGCTCTTCGTAACGAACTTAACGAAGTTAATCTTCTTAATGCTAAATTGCTTTATGTAAACAAAGTATTCAAAGCTAGAAATTTAACTGAATCACAAAAACTCAAAGTAATTGCTCAATTTGATAAAGCAAATACTGCGAAAGAAGCTAAAGCTGTTTATGAATCATTGAATAATGCTATTGTAAAATCAAAGAAAAGCACTATCAAAGAATCATTAGGATTTGCTTCTAAAGCTGCTGGTGTAGCGCCTAAAAAACAAATCGTTCAAGTGGACGAAACAATGTCTAGGTGGCAAATGCTTGCAGGTATTACTAAATATTAATTTTTTTAAAAAACAAAAATTCATTTAAAATGAACGTACAACAATTACTCGAATCATCAAACCAATACAAGAATGTAATGGATGATGCTCAAAAATTGTCGGCTAAGTGGACTAAATCTGGCCTTTTAGAAGGTATCAGAAATACTACCGACAAAAACACAATGGCAATGTTGCTTGAAAATCAAGCAAAACAATTAATTTCTGAAGCTTCTCAAACTGGTGGTGCTGCTGGTGTTGGTGGTGCTGGTTACTCTGCTGAAGGTTGGAATGGCGTTGCTCTTCCACTTGTTCGCCGTGTATTTGGTGAAATCGCCGCTAAAGAATTCGTTAGTGTACAACCAATGAACTTACCTTCTGGTCTTGTATTCTATCTTGATTTCAAATATGGTACCAATGTTAACCCATTCACTTCAGGTGGTTCACTTTATGGTGCTAATGCTTCTACAAACGTAACTGATATTACCTCAGCTTCATTGTATGGTGCTGGTAAATTTGGTTACTCTATTAACCAATACTCTGCTTCTGCAAATGCTGTTACCGCGTCTGCTGCTGCTTGGTCTGACTTTAACTTTGATTCTACATATTCAGCATCTTTTGCTACGTATACTAAAGTTAACGTTGCTATACCAAGTAATGCTGATCCTTTAGGAGTTCGCGCTTTTATTATCACTTCAGGTTCTACTTTAGGTGTTGCTCAAAACTTACAAGCATTCACTACAATTAATGCTGCTTTTACTACAGCTTCATTTATTGTTACTGGTTCTTCACTTACTACATTTACCGGTCCTACACTTAATGGTGGTGTGTTGTTGTATTATGATGTACAAACTACTGCTGCTGCTCGTGGTGATTTTGAAGATGGTTCAACTAAGACTAACGCTGCAACTACAATCGCTATCCCTGAAATCAATGTTCAGTTGAAATCTGAAGCTATTGTTGCTAAAACTCGTAAGTTGAAAGCACAGTGGACTCCGGAATTTGCTCAAGATCTTAACGCTTACCATAGTGTTGATGCTGAAGCTGAATTGACTGGTATCTTGTCTCAATATATCTCTATGGAGATTGATTTAGAGATCTTAGATATGTTAATTCAAAATGCATTTACTAAAGATTATTGGAGTGCTGTTAATAACACTGTAATTGATCAAGCAGGTAATACTGTTCCAGCTGCTATTGCTTCTAACTATTATAACACACAAGGTGGTTGGTTCCAAACTTTAGGTACTAAATTGCAGAAAGTTTCTAACATTATCCATCAGTTAACCCTTCGTGGTGGTGCTAATTTCTTAGTTACTTCTCCAACTGTATCAACAATCCTTGAATCAATCCCTGGATTTGCTGCTGATGGTGATGGTGATAAATTGCAGTACAATTTTGGTATTCAAAAGATCGGTTCTCTTAACTCTCGTTATAAGGTTTACAAAAACCCGTACATGACTGAGAACGTTATCTTGATGGGTTACAAAGGTGCTCAATTCCTTGAGTGTGGTGCTGTATTTGCTCCATATGTTCCATTGATCATGACTCCATTGCTTTACGATCCTAACACCTTCACTCCTAGAAAAGGATTGATGACTAGGTACGCGAAGAAGATGATTAGACCTGATTATTATGGGAAGATTTATGTTAATGGTTTGAATACCCTCTAATATAGATTAATAATAGCCCCGTAAGGCTAAAAAAAATAGCCGGACTTTGCAGTCCGGCCTTTTTTTTGTATATTTATACACGTATGAAAACATGTAAAGAATGTGGTATAGAAAAACCACTAAATCAATATTGTAAGCGCAAAGAAGAAAAAGACGGAATGCATCGTTATTGTAAAATATGTATGGGTAAACGAGGTAAAAAAGAATATTCTGAAAATAAAGAAGTACATCTTAAACGCACTAAACGTTGGAGGGAAGAAAATAAAGAATACCATAAAAAATTAGTAAACGATCACTACCATAATAATAAAGACTACTACCGCCAATGGAATAGAGATAAAATGGATACAGATCCTCTCTTCCGTCTCCGCCACGCAATTAACGCTCTTATAAACCACCATCTTAAAGAAGGTAAATCACAAAGCAGCATCGACTATCTAGGCTGTACAATACAAGAATATAAAGCATATCTTGAACCAATGTTTACATCAGAAATGAATTGGGATAACTATGGAAACTATTGGGAAATAGACCATATATATCCTTTAGCTAAAGGAGGATCATTTCATTACACTAATACACAACCACTTACGATAACTGAAAATAGAATTAAGTCCGATTCATTATTATGATTTGTTTTTTAATATTTATATGAAACAAACATACCGTTTATGAAGGAACCTAATCGTGTTAGGAAAAATGAAATCAAGGCAATTAATGTTCTACAATTAAATGATGAGCAAAAAGAAGCAAAAAGATTAATAGTAGAAAACCAAATTGTTATAGTAACGGGAAGAGCAGGTAGTGGAAAATCATTAGTATGTGCTCAAGCAGCGTTAGACTTTCTTAAGAAAAAACAAATAGGTTGTATTTACAATACAAGAGCCGCAATCGAAGTAGGTAAATCACTAGGATATCTCCCGGGAGCACTAAGTGATAAATTTGATCCTTATATGGAAGCTTTACTTGAAAACTTAGCTAAATGTTGTGCTAATCCAAAAGAAGTATCTGACCTAATTGCTGCAGAAAAAATTAAAGCAATGCCGGTTCAATTTATTAGAGGTAAAACTGTTGACGATATATTAATTGTAGAAGAAGCACAAAACCTAACTAAAGGTGAAATGTTAGCTATAATAACTCGTCTTGGAAAAACAGGTAAAATTATTATCAACGGCGATAACGAACAGACCGATATCAAAACGTCAACGGGTGAAATAAACGGCTTAAGCTACGCTATCGAATTATCCAAAAAAATAGATGAAATTAAGTGGATTAAGCTGAAAGAGAACCACCGTTCTGATTTAGTAGGTAAGATACTTGAATATGAATATGGAAAATAATAGCTATTCAATATTTATACGTGTTAAATACTACTTAAATAATGGGCGCCAAAGCAATAAATCTAAAAAAACTGTGGGATGAATATTACGGTGATACATCGTATTTAAATCCTGTCAAATGTAATACACCATTTGAATATTACACAAACGATCCTGAATTTGTTCGTGATGCTAAAAGCAGTACACGCTTTGTAGCACAACGTTTAGGTGCTAGTGGTTTGGGTCTTACTCAATTAAATATTAGTGATCTTACTGTATATGCTGCTTTTGAAGAAGCAGTTACTACATATGGTAATTTAGTTTACCAGTATAAAATTAGAGACCAATTTATTAATATTGAAGGATCAGATGCTGCTCCTTTTAATAATAATACTGTTACGTATGTTAATAGTATTGATATTAACTCTCCTGTAACTTGGTCTACTGCTAGATTAGCTACATATGCTGATGTTAATTATGATACACATTTTTCTCAATCAATTGTTAATGGGAGTGTATATGTAATATCTGCTTCTGTAAATAATTTTGTTTTACCTAATAAAGATTACGTAAAATCAATTACGCTTGCAACTGAATTTATAACTGCAAATACTGGTTTAACTGTTGATTTAAGTACATATGTTTATAACCAATTAAATAGAATGGGAGGTCCAACAAGTGCCTCTGTTATTACTTCTGGTGAAAGCCATGTCTATTTATTTACTACTAGCCCTCAAATAGCAAGCGGATCAGCAATATTTGGAAGTGGATCTATACCAACTGTTTATATTCAAGATAGTCTAGAACCCGAATTAAATAATAAATTAATTACCAATAATCTCGCTAATTTAACTACTACTATAGCAGACGACTACGCTTCAGAAGCAGGTATTGGTGGTAATTTTAATGTAATAACAGGTTCTATAGATATGGAAAAGGGAGTACAGAACTATGATTTAAATGCTTGGGCTGCAGCTTCAGCATCATTAGACCCTGGAGATAGAATTGAAATTAGAAGAGTATTTTATGAAGAACCACCAGCAATTGTAAGATATTTTGATCCATACGCTGGTACAGGTACTGGTATTCAATCATTACTTGAAACATTTGGATTTGGTCAATTTTCTCCTGGTATTAATTTCTTATTAATGCCAATTAACTTTGATGTACAAAAAATTCAAGCAATTGAATTTAATGATCAAATTAGAAAAGCAGCTTGGTCATTTAATTTAGTAAATAATCAACTAAAAATATTCCCTATTCCTGATAGAGATAAAAGATTATTTTTTGAATATGTTAAAATAAGTGAAAAATATAATCCCGTAAAGGATGCTAGAACAAATCTTGTTACTGATGTAATGAATGCTCCTTTTAGAAACCCAATCTATTCTAAAATTAATACTGTAGGTAGAACTTGGATTTTTAAATATACTTTAGCATTATGTCGTGAAATTGAAGCACATATTCGTATTCAATTTGCAAACGTTAATGTACAAGGTGTAGGTTCATTACAAGGATCTGAGTTAGTAGCTGATGCTAGAACAGAAAAAGAACAATTAGTAACAGAATTAAAGGAAATGTTAAATGAAACATCACGTAAAGGTCAATTAGAGCGTAAACAGCTCGAAGCTGGGTTTATGAGAGATACATTACAACAAATTCCTTTACCAATTTATATATTCTAAATGAAACAATTTTTAGGAGTACAAAGGTATATTAATTTAGGTGACTGTGACACTGGAAATTTTCCTGCAGCTGTACCAACAGCATCCGCTACTAAATCCGGAGCTCCATCAACACCTCCTAGTCCTCCTACTGTTGGTACTAATGTTATAACTAATTATTATATAGATCAAGCTATACAAGCACAAATTAACTTTTCAAATATGAAAGTTGGTTATTTTAAACTTGATTTGTATAAAACAACAGTTAATATGTATGGCGAAGCAACTGAAAAGTGGTATTATCCTCCATTTGAAGTTAAATGTTTAATTGAAAGAGGAGATTTTGCTTATTCTGATACTGAATATGGCCCTGATATAAATCAGACTATGACAATTAAAATACCAAAATTAAATATAGACGAAACTGGATTAAATTTTAATCCTGAAGTGGGAGATATAATAACTGATCAAGAAAGATACTATCAAGTAAATACGGTAGATAGATCATTTATAACAATACCTGGAAGTGGAGATGCTGGGGCTTCTCTAGGCACCCCAGGACAAGTAGTCTTGTTCACATTAGGTGCATATTTAACAAGAACAACACAACTAAACTTAGTAAAATATAGCTAATGGGATTATTAAGTAGAATATTATTACAAGAAGGTATCACAATTTTTAGGTGTGATATACTTATTAAAACAAATGCCGACGATAATAAAGTAGAAATTTATAATGAAATTAGAGCTTTAAATGGAGTTGTTACGGTTAATGTTGAGCAAAGTGATTTTTTAAATGCTAAAGCAACTAAAGATTATGAATATTCTTTACTTAGAGTAAAATACATTGGTAGAGGAGATGCAAAATCTTCAATTAAAGAAATTGGTATAGATGCTGTAACTAAAAATAGAATTCCTGGTTTATTGCAATTTATACCTAGATACCCAACAATTACTAAAGTAGGATCATATTAATATTATAAAGATGAAATTATTAGACATTATAAAGGAATTAGATCGTCCAAAGCAAATATATGCTGATAAAGATCCAAGTAAACAAATTACTATTGCTGATTTAACTCCTGAAGAAAAAGATGAATTATTTGCAAACGGTTCTTTATTAGTAAAGATGCCTGCTGACCCTAATCGCCCAGAAACAAGTATATCTCAGGTGGTTAACTTACCTAAAATGGATCAAATTAAAAAAGACATCATTCAATATAAAAAAGAATTTGATGTGTTTATGTTTTCTCCTGATCCTGATATTAAAGCAATAGCAAAAGAAATTAACAAAAATTTCAATCAATTATACAGAGCAATGAATGCTCTTGATAAATCTATTGATTTAAAAAAAAGAGGTAGAATTTAATGAGAGATAGAAAACCAATACCAAAAAACCAAGCAGAAATAGTACAAGATACTATCACACCTTACCTTAACCAAGGTAAACCTATTAGTCAAAATGTATTTACTCATCGTGATAATAGAGCACTAAATACTAGTCGCAAAACAGATAATATAAAGGATTTTTCTATTGGTTTAGAAGATATTGATTATGCTATTAAATATTACTTTGAAACTTCTATTTTACCAACTGTAGTACAAGATGGAAATAGAATAGCAGTTCCTATTATATACGGTTCCCCTGAGCGTTGGAAATCAGTTCAAGCAGAGGGTTACTATAGAGATACTAATGGTAAATTAGTAGTTCCTCTTATAATGTATAAGAGAAGTGGTATTGAAAAAAATAGATTTATAGGTAATAAAATAGATGGTAATTTAGCTTCCTTATTTCAAACATTTGAAACAAGATATAATCAAAGAAACCAATACGATAAATTTTCTATTTTAAATAATAGAGTTCCATCAAGACAATTTTATGTTTCTGTAGTACCTGATTATGTTACTATAACATATGAGTGTATTATATTCACAAATTTTGTAGAACAAAATAATAGTATAATTGAATCAATAGAATTTGCCGCTGATTCATATTGGGGAGATGCAAATAGATACCAGTTTAGAACATCAATTGATAGCTTTGCTACAACAAATATTATCAATACAGGTGAAGATAGAGTAGCAACTACTAATGTTAATTTAAAAGTAAATGGCTATCTGTTACCCAATACCATCAATCAACACTTATCAGATACTAATATGCATTATTCTCCTGCTCAGATCGTATTTACAATGGAGACAACAGATAGTTCTGAAATATTTACTACTAATAAAAAACAAGCAGCTCCTAAAACAGCAATGGGTGGTGCTTCAATTTCTGATTCTTATAACGTGAACATAACAAACATATCAGCTGGCGTGACAACCGATGTATCTATTTATCTAGCAACAAGTAAAACAAAATATGCTAGTACCGTAACAACGAATACAGCAACGTTTTCTGCGGCTTTCTTAACCGCACCATCACCTTTATCACCTACCGATAAAACTAGCTTTACATATTTTGTAAATGGCCAATTAGTAGACATTAATTCGGTTACTGACTTTGTAGATAATGGAAA